TTAATAGAACCATTAACAGCATGACTTCTTAATATCTTACCTATGTTTTGTATTTGTGATGATTCTCCACTTGGAGCTGTAGTTGTATATTCGCCTGCTGTTGTAGATACATAAAGTATTTGTCCTACAGATTCATTAGAAGTATCTATAGATGTTAAATTACCAAAAGTAACTATTTGCAGATTGTTATTAGCATTAGCATCTTCTATAGCCAATCCAAATGCAGGCATTTTAGAAGCATCATCAGCTTTTGCTTTACTAACTGTTGTCGTATTTCCTGAAACACCTGATACATAAACTACATCACCTTTGGATAAAGCTACATCAGCTTTAGCTGTGAATCTAACAGCACCATCAATGTCTCCAATAAATTCATCTGTTGCAGTAACAATATTAAAAGTAACATTATCAGATGTTGATACAGCTTGTCCTATAGCAATACTAGGAGTAGAACCTTCACCAGTCCCACCTGTTACTGTTACACCAGTACCACCTGATAGAGATTGCACATAATCACCAGTAGTATCAGTTCCTAAAGCAATAGAATTAATTTGTGCTGTAGTTGATATAGTAATATCACCACTACCATCAAATGAAGCTGAACCTACAACATCACCCGATAAAGATATAGTTCTTGCAGTTGCAAGTGTGGTAGCTGTATCTGCATTACCTGTTAAGTCTCCAGTTACATTACCCGTAACATTACCTGTTAGATTACCAGTAACATTTCCTGTTAAATTGCCTGTTAATGTATTAGATGTAGTAATACTAACACCTGTAGTAATCCAAGCATTATCAGCAGCGTTTCTTATCTTTAATACATTACTAGATGTATCTACCCATAATTGATGTGAAAATGTAGTTGAAGGCTCTGATGCTCCACTATTGACAGTTGCAATAGCCTGTAAAGCATTGTTTAAATCTGCCCTAAAGTCTGCTCCTGACTGGTTTGCTATATTGTAATCGTGTTGTGCCATAATAAAATCCTATTTTATATATCTTAAATCATTCAGGGGTAGTTGGAAATATAACATCAGCAATATTATTAGTTGCTTGATGTAAAGATGGTAAATCCCTTAGTGCCTGTCTATGTGTTGCCCATTCTTGTTTTTTAGCATCTGATAAAGGACTATCATTAACTTGAGTCCAATCACTAGCTGCTAATCTGTTATTTCTTATGCTTCTTAATTCAAATAAACATACTTCTATTAATTCTGCTTGAGTCTTTTGTATAGCAGACATAGTAATTAAATTATTATCTTCATCATAAGTTGTTTGAACTGTATGAGTCTTTAAATTAACATCGGTAAATTGTTTGTCTACAGGAATCCAGTCAGCATCATTATTAGGTTTATTAACCTGAACACCTACTGATATTTTATTGTTTTCGCTATCCCATTTTGCCCACATATTACCCACCTCTTAATCCTGCATATACACCTTGTATTTTATTAACAGTTATAGTTCCTGTATTTTTTTTAGCATATAAAGTTAAGCTACAAGTTGCGAAAACCTTTGTGTTAAAAGAGCCTGATAATGATTGTGATATTAGACCACTACTAAAATTATGGTCTTGTCCTGATTCAGCAGCAGTATATATTGTAGGACTTGAACCGCCTGCTGTTGTAATTCCAGTCAACACACCTTGTAAATCCATTTGCGCTCCACCGCCTGACAATGTAGCGGATATGACTAAGCTAAAAAATGGAGTATGACCACCGCCTGCTGTGGTTATATCAGGAGCAGATAAAACAACATTTCCAATTTGTGTATAACTAGTTCCTATGCTTGTATTTGGAGTTAAACTTATAGGTTCTAGTTTATCTATATCACCTGAAATATTATCAGCAGTAAAGTTAGTAACAGTAATAACATCAGCATCTATAGTTCCTGCTGTTAATTTATCAGCAGATAAAGATAGCACCTTTACATCTGTAACAGCATCATCTTGTAAATCATCTGTTCCAGTAGGTTCATCACCTACATTAAATGATAATTGAGTTGGGTCTGATTCAATACCAAGACTATTAATTGCTGATATATCAGCAGTATATCCTGTTCCTTTTGGAATAAAGTTAAGGTCTACGCTGTTAACATCAACTATTTTATTTAATATTTGTAATATTGGAAAACCACTTTTAAATATATTGACTCTCCATTGATGATAAGGATAATCAGTTGGCAAATCCCAAGTTATAAAAGGTCTACCAGTAGAGCTAGCATCAGTATCAGTAAATGAAACATTGGTTGGAGCTGCTACTGCATAAGCTGACGGAATATCAGATATATCTTCAAATTCTTCTTGAGGTGGTACTTCCCATGTATAAACATCAAAGTATTCTATTAAGCTAACTGCAACTAATCCATTAGATTGTAATTCTAGTGCTTCAACCCTGCAAACCTTTCCTGAGAATCCTAAACCTGTATAAGTTAAATCTACTATATCTCCCACATTAAGTTTATACATTTCAGGAGTGCCTAAGAACTGCATAGTGGTCTGATTTCTACTTCTAACAAGTATTGCTTTACCCATGTTGTAAGCAATATAAGGGTCAGTTACAAAAGGAAATTCAGCTTTAATTTCTAATATTTCATCACCATCATCTGAATAATATTCAGGATTTGCGTCATGTAAAACTGTAGCTGTATCTAATTCGTATTTTTTATTTGCGTTAAAAAATTCAACAATAACTTTATTTGCTTTTTTATCTTTATTTCCATAATCAACTGATATACCTGAATCAGCTATAATATGGTCATCTGTAATACTAAATGTAGAAGTTCCTGTATCTTCTATTGATAATTCATATTTACCATCAATATAAAGAAAAATACCACGCATATTTGCAAGCAATTCTTTTGAGTTTTCCATAACAGTTTTATTACAGTCAAGATAACCATTACACTGAAATCTTCTAACTTTTGCTAATGCTTCACCACCTGTTTGACCTGATAAACTTATACTTAATACTTCATCAAAATATATTAATAATCTTACGCCTTGAAATGGATAATGAGTTCTTTCAACACCAACAATTTTTGCTTCATTAAGAATATTAATACCAGTATTTGACCAAAGGGAAAATGCTTCACCTACTTTATTCTGCCACCAATGCAATCCACCCGAACCTGAAGGGTCTACAACAATAAAGTCATCACCTGCTGTACTGCTCCAGCTAAAAGTTTTTGCCACACCACTGTAATAAGGTTGGTCAACTAAAGTATCTGCTGTACCAGCAGCAGAAGTAAATGTAGACATATTAAGTTGTGATGATGTTAAGCCTTTTCCATATTCATTATTTGATATTAAGTCAAGGAAACATACTGCTGGATTATCTGACCATTTATAAGTAGTTGCATCACCAAATGTTTGATTAGAGTCTCTTGGGTCATATACCTTTTTACCTTTAACCTGAACTGTAATTTGTGGAACACCTGAAAATTGTCCTTTAGAATCATAAATAAAAGAAGCTGCTATATAAGCTACTCCATTTAATTTATGTGCCGAAGTCCACTTGCTTCCGATAGAAGCTGTAAGCATTGGGTCTGCTGTTTGTGTTGCTTCTCCATGGTGTGCATTAAATACATATCTATAACCGCCTAAAGTTGGATTTGAACCAAAAGTACCACCTGCTAAATCAACTGAACCTGAAGTTTGATTTGCGTAACATAAAGAACCTGCACCAAAACCTATTCTATCTGAACCTAAATAACCACCATTTCTAAATTGATTAGGGTCTGTAAGAGGATTTCCATCTATCTCTAATGTTTTTAAAAGAATTTCATCAACCTCACCAACACTTAAAGCATAAACTACAAATAGGTGTTGAGAAGAATTGCTTGGGGTGTCCAGAAAGACCACTTGGGCTCCGACTCTTCTTGTTCCATATATGACAGGTAACTTGCCCCCAGCAGCAGTTTTGTTAGCCATAATGTCTTGCCCTTTTGCAAGCATATTTCGCTGCTGTAAATAACCTTTTACACCTGTTATTGCTGTTACTGCTGTAAATACATAATTTATTTTTTTTAAAAGAGATGCTTCGCTCCATGCCGTACCAATTGTTTTAAAAAATGTAGATACCGCTTCCCAAAAAGCCATTATGAACCCCACCTAACATCTGATTTAACCTGAGTAGCAAATTCAAAACCTTTATCACCTGTACTAAATGCTTCTTGAGATTCTTGACTGTAATGCCTACCTTTTGTCAAATTCCAATTTGCCCAATGTGAAGCAACTGTCATATTCAATGTTGAATTTTCTAAATCTTCTTGAATTGATACATTTCTTATTTGACCTGTAAAATAATTTATTGCACCTACTATGGTTTCATTAGCATCAAAATAAGCTATATAAATATCTACTAATTTATCTGTAAAAGAACCATCTTGAACCAAAGACCTGACTTGGTTTGTAACGTTAGAAAAACCTAAACTAACCTCATCTACTTGTAGTTGACCTGTTTCATTGGTTGAAGCAACAGTTAAAAAACTACCCCCAGCTTCGTATGAATTAGAATCATAAGTTACATTAGAATACCAATCAGTTAATCTGATAGTAGATGATAAATTAAGCTCAACTAAAAAAGCTGTTTTAGTTGCTGTTGATGATACTTGAGTTTGTAAAGCAGTAGATAAACTTCTAGGCATTAGATTATAACCTCTCTAACATCAAATGAAATACTATAAAAACCACTAGCATCTGTTGAATACATAATTTCATTACTTTCAAGATAAACAGTAAAACTAGGCTTGTTTACAGTAACAGCTTCATTATCTGCTAGAGATGCTACTAAATTTGGTGAGATGGTTACTGTATCTGCTCCGCCTGATGCATCTGCATCTTCAGATACCATATATACTTTAGAATGATTAGCAAACTTAATTAAATCTCCAGCTTTTAATGCACCTGTTGTTTGTGAAAATCCATCCATGGCAATAGTATCATCACCTGCTGCATGTACTCCATTAACTAATATATCTGTTTCTAATTTGCTTGCACCTAAATTATCTAAAGGTGCAACTATAGTAAAGTCTCCAAAAGAACCTTTTTGTTTTTGTAAAAATGCAAATACTTCTTGAGCTTTATCTTGTTGTAAAGGTGGCATTTGCACTGTAAAAGAAAAATATTGACTACCTATTTGTCTGACTTGTTTTTTACCTGATAAAGTCTGATTCAATAATGTAGGTCTATTATCTTTAAAATTTAAACTTCTAAAATTAGGAGATGTTGGAAATTGCCCAGCCATTATACGACTCCCATTTTGCCTTGATTATTCATGGCATTGTTTATGATTGATGTTATCAATCCTTTTCTTGATGCTAGTAACTGGTCAAATCCAGCAGCATCTACTGTTGATATATTGAAGTTGACTGTAGCT